TTCAGCCTTCCCAAATTGGAAAAAGTTTGTAGGAACATTTAGACCTAAAAGAGATAATAAAACTAAAGGTTATAAAGTCGGAGTATCAATTAAGAGATATAAAGAACAAATTTTCAATCCAAATAGTCGTGACCATATCAGTGACAGACTTATGGATAGAGGTTGGAAGCCTAAAGTATTTACACCTGATGGAAAACCTAAAGTTGATGAAACAGTTTTAAATAGTCTTCCTTATAAGGAAGCTAAAATATTATCAGAACATTTTACAATACAAAAAAGAATAGCTCAGTTGGCTGAAGGTAAGCAAGCTTGGCTAAAACTAGAGAGGAATAATAAAATTTATGGAAAAGTTATCGAAAACGGAGCAATCTCTGGCAGATGTACCCACAATTCGCCAAATGTTGCAAACGTACCTTCTAATTCCGTACCATTTGGTACTGAGTGTAGGTCTTTATTTATTGCACCAGATGGCTTCAGTCTTGTTGGCTGTGATGTTGCTTCTCTGGAGTTATCTTTGTTGGCACATTTTCTTTTTCCTTACGATGATGGGAATTTTAAAAAATCTTTACTGGAGGGGGATATACATTCCAAAAACAGAGAAGCTCTCGGACTTTCCTTACGTTCTCAGGCTAAGACTACGATTTACGCTTTCATCTACGGAGCAGGAAATCAAAAACTCGGCCAAATTATTAAAGGAAGCATTAAAGAAGGAAAAGAACTTAGACGAAAGCTTTTAGAAAAAATTCCAGCACTAAAGAAATTAAGAGATGATGCTCTAATTACATTTAGAAATAAAAAATATTTATTAGGACTGGATAAAAGAAAACTTTTAGCTAGAAGTGAGCACTCGATTTTGAATTTATTAATTCAATCCGCAGGCTCATTAATAGTCAAACAAGCAACAATTATTTTACATAGAAAATTTAAAGAAAATGGCTTCACCAATAATGACGTTAATATGGTTGCTCATATTCACGATGAGCTACAAATTGAGTCTAAGTCTTCACTTGCTGATACCATAGGAAAGCTAGCTGTTAAATCAGTTCAAGAAGCAGGAGAACATTTCAAAATAAGATTACCTATAACTGCAAAATATAAAATCGGAAAAAATTGGTCTGAAACGCACTAATTAATTTTGGTGCCTCTGACCTGACTCGAACAGGTACTCCCAAAAGGGCACGGATTTTAAGTCCGATGTGTCTACCGATTTCACCACAGAGGCAATTACAAAATTTATGTCAACACCTTTTACTAAATACGATTTCGTTACTGACCTGAAATATGGCACGGATTCCGAAAAAAATATAGCAAACATTTTGGGTTTATCTTCAAAGGAATTTGAAGTCAAGACTGAAAGAAACTGGTGGACTAAAACTGGAAACATAGCAATCGAATTAGAATATAAAGGAAAAGCTTCAGGATTAAATAAAACGGAAGCTACTTATTGGGTTCATGTTTTACAAGAGAAAGACGAACCTTTTTGTTTTGTAATTATTCCAGTCAAAAAATTAAAAATCCTAGTTAAAAATTTAATCGAATCTGGTGAAAAACCAAGAATGGTTGGCGATGGCAATAACAGTAAATGCCTCATCGTTAAAAAAGAAATTTTATTGAATTACGAACTTTATATCCAAAAACAATAATAAAAAAATTATGATAAGAAAACTAAAAGTTAAAAAAAGAACACTCTTAGTAGATGGTGACATTATTTGTTATCGTATTGCTACTGCTATTGAAGAAGCGACAGAATGGCAAGATGATATGTGGACTCTTCACGCTGACGCTAAAAAAGGTAAAGAAATATTAGACACTTCTTTAAACAAATATTTAAAGGAATTAAACTGTAATGATATTGTTATAGCTTTATCTGATAAAGGTAATTTTAGGAAAAAATTATTTCCTGAATATAAATCTCATAGAAAGAAAGTTAGAAAACCAATAATTGTAAAACCTCTCAAGGAATACATTTATAAAAAATATACCACTTATCGTTTACCAGATTTAGAAGGTGATGATACTTTAGGAATATTAGCTACATCTAAATATAAAGATAATTGCATCATATTAAGTTCAGATAAAGATATGAGGACTATTCCTTGTTTTCATCATTTTATGCACGACAATCAAACAGAGTTAGTAGATGAAAAAACTGCTGATTATTATTTTATGTTTCAAACTTTGACTGGAGATTCTAGCGATGGATATTCAGGAATAAAAGGTTGTGGAGCAGTTAAAGCTGAAAGAGTTTTATATAACTCAGAAAAAACTTTGCCTTCAATGTGGAAAGCTGTCGTTGAAGAATACAAAAGAAATAATCTAACAGAAAAGGATGCTCTACTTCAGGCACGTATGGCCAGAATATTAAGAACACAAGATTATAATTTTAAAACTAAAAAACCTATCTTGTGGAGACTGTGAGTTTATTTAATTATATGGATGAACACGAACAAATCAAAAATCTTCATAATCAAATTAAGCATTTAAAGCTTGTTGATAAAACTCATCAAAAACTTAATGGAGAACTAAGAGAAGAAGTTCGGTTATTAAGAAATGATATGAAATTGAAAGATAAAGAAATTGGAAGAATGATGAAAAAAATTAATAAATTAGAAAGTAAATTAAAATGACACATAAAGATTTATTTAAAGGAGCAACTTATAAATCCTTAGAAAGACAAGTTAATGGAAAACATTATTCTTCTTTCAAGATTCAACCGGCAGAATTTATAAATGAAAACAAAATCCTTTTTGCTGAAGGTAATGCTATTAAATATATCTGTAGGCATCACTTGAAGGGTAAGGAAGTAGATATAGACAAAGCTATTCACTATTTAGAAATGGTTAAAGAAAGAGATTATTCGTGAGTTTATTCACTAATCAAAAACAAATTACAAAAGCCATTAAAGCGGCTGAAGACAATTATAAAAGATGGAAATTAAAAATAAAAAGGACACTTTAGATAGATTATGACTGAAAAGAAATTAGATGACATAAAATTACCAGTAATCTCTAAAGATTTACTGGATGCTCTTGACGTTTTATTTCCTGAAAGAACTCCACCAATTAATATGGAGTACAGGGAAATATGCTTCAGAAGTGGACAAAGAAGTGTAATTAGATTTTTACACAATAAACATAAACAACAATCAGAAAATGTATTGGAGAATAAATAGATATGTGTGGTTCAATATTTAGACCAACTATTCCAACGCCTCCGCCAATTCAAGCTCCAGCTCCGATTGCTCCGCCTATAACAGAAGTAACACAGGCAAGTGCAAGACCGGCTGGATGGAGTGAAGCTGACGGAAGGAATTTGAATGTAGCTAGTTCTTATAGCAGAAAAAGAATTGGTTCTTCAAAGTTGAGAATACCTATAGTTGGAGGAATTTAATTAAATGGCTAGTGACACTTATGGCGTGGGCTATAACTCTAAAACAATCGAAGGAAGATATAACCAATACGCTAGAGATAGGGAACTCTTTTTAGAAAGAGGTCGTGACTGTGCTCAGTTTACAATTCCTACTCTCATACCAGATGAAGGCCATACATCCACTTCACGTTTCAATACTCCATATCAAGGAATTGGAGCTAGAGGCGTAAACAACTTAGCATCCAAATTATTATTAACATTACTCCCACCTAACGCACCTTTTTTTAGATTTTCCATAGATAACTTTGCTCTCAAAGAAATTGAAGAAGATGAGAATTTAAAAACAGAAATAGATAAAGGCCTAGTTGAAGTTGAGAAGGCTGTTATGGAAGATATTGAAATCAGCTCAGATAGAGTTGCTTTATTTGAATGTCTTAAACATCTTGTAGTAGGTGGGAATTGTTTATTATTTGTATCTAAAGAAGGATTAAGAGTTTTTCCTTTAGATAGATACGTTTGTAAACGTGACCCAATGGGGAATGTTATTGAAATAATTACTAAAGAAACAATTAATATTAATATTCTTCCAGAAAATATAAGAGAAGTAATTTACAAGAATACAAATCCTGAAGACATTGGAGATAAAACCTGTGATTTATATACTTGTGTAAAAAGAACTAAGAATAAATTTATAGTAATACAAGAAGTAAAAGGAATAGAGATTCCTGAATCTTCCGGTTCTTACCCAGTAGATAAAAGTCCATATATGGCTCTAAGAATGATTAGAGTTGATGGTGAAAATTATGGTCGTTCTTATACTGAAGAATATTTAGGAGA